CAGGTCTGCAAACGTATTGTAATCCGCAGACAACTCACACATGTGATAGGTGCCCTGGCTCAGAAGACTGCCAGAGAGTATAACACCTACGGTATCACTCCTAACCATGGATGGATCACCATTTATACCAGCCGTCCGGAGTTGGCCAGCCTGGGAGATGTTGGTCATCCTACAACTGTTTACCGGCAGTTACAGAAGCTGGAAGATTTTGGGCTTATTCATATCCCTGGCCAGAACAATTCGGCTGATGGCACGCGAACGGTGCGCAATCCCAAATGTCGTTTTGCGGTGTGGATAAGGTGTTGGTTACTCTGTGGAGAGGCACCGCCGGCCACTTACCTGGACGAAATTTCAAAAAAGTTCAACCCCTCTAATTCGGCTAATTTAGGGCACTTTGGTGCAAAATGCTCGGTGTTATCTTACTCTAAGAACCAAAATAGTATTAATAACGCTGTTGATTTGTTACCAACCCCAGGTCCGGATGACAACACGAGCCTGGTAACACCCCCCCGCAAGGACCAGGGAACTATAGAACTAAAGAACCCAAGAACCGGTGAACCGAAGGCGGATAAGGTGTCACGACGAAGCGAACCCAGCCCTGCCGTCAGTCCCCAGCCAGTTACTAACCCAGCCAGCCAGGATGGAACCGGTGTCCGCCTGGAACCTGAGAACCGAACCGAAGAACAAAAAGAACCGAACCAGGCTGGGGGGCGCGGCGCTGGGACACGGCTGCGGGAAAAAATGTACGGAAAACCGGAAAAGCAGGCAGAAGATCAACTTAAGGCACAGCTACGGCTAATAATGTTAGCATTCTGGGAGTACGCCCGCGTCAGGCTCTATGACGATACCCGATACAAGTCGCAGGACGAAGAACGAATCCGGAAAATTATCTGGGAAGGGGTTTTTAATAACGGCGTTTCTAAACAAAACTGGTCTCTGAAGGGCTGGCAGAAGTTTTCGGAGATGCTCCACGAACGGGTTGATATGGTTGCCGCTTACGTTGAGCGAAAAGATTTTAGACTCATGCAGCCGCACGTGTATTTTGACATCAACAACACCAAGTGCGGCTTTGCCAAAACCTACGAGTGGTGGATTGCGGCCCAAGGCCGTCGTGAACTGGCCAAGGCCCTGCGGTCGGTCAAATCAGGCAAGCCACCCAAAGGCAATGCTCCAATGTCTGAGCTCCAGCTTTACTCATACTGGAGAAACCGCTTATCCAAAATGCGACATCAGGAGTCGTATGATGCTTTTAATGCTTTTGTTTATTCCCAAACCCGTAACCACACTCCCTCGAATGCAAGTAACTGAGAGCGAAAAATTTAACGCCGTCACCGTAATGGTGGTCTATTACCAGGATCAGAATACAGTTCCCATGTACGGCCTGGGTGGGTTCGGTACCCGCTCCCAGCGTATGACCCGTGAACTTGAGCGGTTTCGTACCTACGTTGCTAAAAATGAGAACCGTATAGCCAGGATTGAGATTTACGCCAACACTTACCGTAAAATCGGCTTTTTCCAGCCAACCGCCGAAATACTGTTGCTGGAATGGCAAAACGGCCACTGGACCGATCACCGGGTGCAGAATAAAACGCAGTTCAAAACCCAGAAATCAGGTGACGACATTGAGCTATGACAACTACCCATTTTCAGGAAGAAAAAACCCGGCTGGTGCTGGACCGGGACATGCTTAAGGCGCTGACTGATGCAGTTGCCGAACAGGCTGAAAACCTGGAAATCAATATGAGCTACGCCTACCAAGCTTTTAATGATAAGGCAGACTACGAGCAGATTGCCACGCTACGGGATTTGCGCCGGCTCTACCAGCTTCTTGAGCGTCGGCTCTTGGCCAGCTCCCGGACCTGTCGGCCGAAGCTTACTCTCTCGCTACCGGTAAGTTATGTATACCTGCTCCACCAGCAGATACTGTTCAGCTTTGGCAACCACTGGCTACAGCTCGCAATAAATGAAATTGACCAGACGATCAAATCTTACCGGCTTTCTAACCTGTTACAATTGAGAAAATAGTATCCACCCAAATGCAAAAACCGATGAAACGCCACGAATTTGAAGAGCTGCTTAAAAGTGCCACTCGGCCAGATCCGGTTTTTTCAGTCCTGTATGACAATGCAGAGTTAACCTTTCAAGTTTATTTCGATTACGTAGGAGAATTTAAGTATTTCTACGGCTTGAATGAATCAGGGCATTACGGATTCTCCATTAAGGAGATAACCGATGAAGGGCTGAGAGTTTTTTATGGCGTGGGGAATTTAACTCTTGAAGGGTTTATTGATTTTAATCTAATGGATTACAGATATTAACGCAAACTCGGTATCCACCCAAACGCAACAACCTCGAATGGAATTACTCGATAAAGTATTCATTTATAAAAATCAGCAGGGAGATCGTATCCTTTGCCACTCTGAAAAAATAGATACTATACAGCAGGAACTGATTAATCTTCATCCTGAGCGCGTAGATGAGTTAACTACAGAGGAAGAAGTTAATTACCTATACCGTTTAGCCTTCAATGGAACAGGCAAAGAGTACAGACAGATATGCAGGTGGGTTGGTAGAGTATTGGAAAAACGAGATGATTTGGCATACTGGGACTTTCATATTACAATGGGACGCATTGATTTAAGCTCCAATGAAAGTGACATAAATCAGTTATTCGTAGGGCAATTGAAGCCGAACCTATTGAAGAATAGTATCCACCCAAACGCAAAATCCAGGAATGAACAACGTTATGAGTCCAGAGAAAGAACCCAGGTTCGTACTTATTGATCTTGCACAGATTGATCTAGCCAGAATTCGTCTGGCAAATTTTAACGCTGAAACTGCTGAACAAGCCCTGATAGACCTACTGCTTGACTGCTGGTATGCCTCTGAGGCATATGAGGCTGACCCGTATAAGTTCCCAGATTTTGATACTTGGATTGCCGAAAATGTACGTAAACCAAAACAAAAATAGTATCCACCCAAACGCAAAATCCATGATAGACGACAGATTAAAGCACTTAGGGCATCTTACAGTTACAGACTCTCAGGCTGTAGAAGTATACGACCGTGAGTTGGGAGAAATGGACGTAGTAGACCGCTATTTCTCCTGGAATCAGGACTGGTATATACACCGGGAAAGCTATGAGCTACATTTTTTTGATGGTTGGGGTATAGTCTCGGCTTACCAGTCAGACTTTCCAAATGAACTACGGGAATCTTTGAACAAAGTTCTAAGCGAAATCGAATTTTTAACAGCAGAACTGATTGCGTGGTTAGGAACAAAAAACATGGCAGCTGAAGCATTTATTCAACTACATGTTGAGCGAAAAATGAAACTAATTGAAGAGTACCGAACCGCAGAGTATCTCTCCAAACGCCAAAGCAGAAACATCCCCCCCAAAAAGATTAAAGTCATGGAGCACAAACTAGATACCGATCGGTTGGCCGTGCTGGTTAGAACGGAACGAGCAGGCCGCGGACTTCGTGAGTTAGCCGATGAAATTGGTGAAGTTAGCCCATCAACACTAGGTCGAATAGAGGATGGCAAAATACCGGACATGATGGTCTTTCTACGCGTATGTAATTGGCTGCAAATTCCGCCGGCTGAATTGTTTATTGATGAAAGTAAGCTTAGTATCAAAGAGGCGGAAGGTATCGCTGACGCATCCACCCAAACGCAAGAACCAATGACTAACGAGGAAAAGTTAAAACACATTGAAGCCGGAAAGCCATTTGTTATCACACGCGGTTTTGAACAGAGAATGTATAGGTATAACGACACGCTGGCAGTTATAGAGAGATATATAATTTCTGATCCCCAGGAGTGGTGTTTTGAGTGTCGCGTAATATACCTTGATCCGACTTATCTGTTAGTTACAGCTAGTGCTATGTGGCATAGCACTAGCCTAAAGGTTCCGTTTGAAAGTATTGAGATTCGTGTACACGAATAATATCCACCCAAACTGCTATGACAACAAAGCTATAAAAAAGAAAGTCAAGATTGCTAAAGCCCTGCCGCGTGAGCCACTAACACGCAAAAGAAAACTAGCGATTGAAGCGTATGTAGAACACAGGCGAAAAAAGACAACTGCAAAGCTATTTGGAGAAAGTTATGTTATCGTCTCTGCTATAATAGGAGAAACACTAAAAGCGGAAAGAATAAAAAGTGCCTTGCTGTATGAGAAGCTGCACCAGTGGGGATATAGATGGAAGTACGCATATGGGTTGACGGGTTACAAGCAGTATTGGATATTAATACAAACATCTCTATGAATACAATCATACTATTTCTCAAATCTGAGAAATTCATTTTTGCCGCCTTACTCTGTGTTTTACTCGGCCAGGTAGTCAATTTTGCGTTTGTGTTTTCCCAGGCTAACCCGGCTCTGCTTAGCCAGTTCCGGCCTGAGCTGGCCTGGGTATACGCTATCCTGTGCGCCTGCGGTTTGGAAATGGCTATACTTATTTCTATCCTGGAAGGTAACCGATGGGTAGCAGCTGGTTTCGCCGGTGGGTTTCTTACCATTAACCTGTGCTGGAATTACCAGATATTTGAGCAGCCCTTGCCACTGGCCATTGCCAAGGCAATGATTTACGCCATGCTTTCAATTTCTGTTTGGTTTTTCTCCGATATTATAGGAAAGCGGATATCGGACGAGAAGCTGATCCGGAAGATCAAGTCTGAAACCACGCCCAAAGCCAGGCCGGTACCCACGGCCCGACCGGTTGATCAACCAGGGCCGGCCGTGCTCTTGGCTGATCAGGAAGCGATTGCCTGCCCGGACTGCGGAAAAGCAGTGAAAAACCAGCACGCCCTTAATGCTCATAAACAATTCTGTAAGGCTCAAAAAGCCGCTTAAACCAATGACCCGCCACGGAGGACGGAGAGAATGAGTAAATATTTTAGAATCATTGAAACAAGTCCTGAATATCCAGATGTGCTTGTTCGCTATGACTTTGATGATGACGGCGCCTGTTGCGTTGTTGTTTCTGCCGTAGGATATTACCAAGGTGTTGAACATTGCTTACGTGAACAAGCAATCGTATTCAGAGACGAAAGTATAGCTCTTTATGCGATTCATGACATTAGCTTACAATTCGCCGAAGATTTCTGCATTTCTCATAGTCTAACAAATTCCCCAACTAAACACCCATAGGAGAGCGAAAACTAATGAAACTACTTGAAAACGTTATGGTTTATACAGATCGAAATGGTAAAAGACGCACTGTTGACATACAAAAAGAGACAAATGAACTGATGCTCATAATTTACAGGCGGCATCCACAAAATTTTTCTGAGCCCACCCTAGATGAAAAAGTTGATTATCTGTTTGATCTAGCAGATAGCAACGGGACTCCAAAGGAGTACCGGGAAATCTGCGAATGGATAAACAAGCAGGATATGGAAGGTGAAGGAAAAGAAATTGCCTTTCATTATAATATGCAATCTGTTGACAGGCTGACCGGCGGAAAGGAACTAGCCAAAGCCAAAATCCGTGGTGCACTCGAATTGGAGATGAAAAAATAAAATTTCCATAAGAAAATCCCTGACTGATGAAAGACCCCATACATTATGATAAAGCATGGTTTAAAACCGTGATGAAGGTGCTTGAAAAATTTGACGAATTACAAATGGAAAATGAGCAATTCAAAAATACTGTGCTCATTGATTATATTAAAACGATTGATGAGAATCTTGCCAATGATCAAGATTTTATAAAAACAATAGAAGAAAAAGGCGCACCTCTATATGTTTATATGGCTGATGTTTACAAAGACACTTTCAGCTATCATCTATTCAGGCATCTTGATATAAAAGTGATTGTATCTCCGGTTATGCCACTTGGTAATTTTATCTTTTCCTGGTATGAACCAGATGGAAACAGCGCAGGATTAGCTTTTTTCAATAGTCGTGGATACATTATTGAAACTTCATATTCGGGCCTTCAATACATTCACTGCCTTACCTGCGGTAGAAAAAGCTTTAACCTGGAAGACATAAGACAACGCTACTGCGTTGTCTGTGATAAATTCCACGACGATATTTTAAATTGAAAAAGTAACAAATGTAGTATTTCTACTAATTCTGAAAGAAATACTCGCCGACTTTTGAAGATATTTGGTAAAAAACGCTCTCGCGCACTCTAATGCCAAAGATACTTTCCGTCCCTGTCCGTGCTCACGTTAAAGCCTTCATGATCAAAAGTTATGGCAAGGAGCCTGTACTTATGCATCAAAAATCGGATTTAGGCCGTCTGATTCGCCTGGTGGTTGATTACGAGCCGTTTCGCCAGCTACGGCCGCGCCAGGCGCAGGAATCCGAAAAAAACAGTCTCAAAATCCAACTACCGCAGGATCTGAAACACTATACAATTTCAGACCAACGCTTAAGGGAGCTGGGTGACTATTTTGAGAAATACATGCAGACGGCTTTCATTCATTATATGATAGGTCAGGTGCTGGGTGGTCAATCAGACTGGTCAGCGGTGAAGATTTTTTATGAGCAGTATGAGATCAATCCCGACGATTATGATATTGATACCCTGCGCAAGGTCTGGCGCGACTATAAGGACCGGATTGCCCGCCAAAACCAGAAAATAGAATTACAAAGTGCGGCCTGAAACTGAAAAATAAATTGGTCAGAACAGTCCCAGAATTTGCCTTATTAGTCCTAAGAAAAACCCTGTAAAAACCAGTTAAAAAAACCGTCCTACCCTACTGCTTAACTGCTGCATACCTTCGTGCCATAGTTCAACTAATATATATACACTATGTCTAAGGTAAATCCAGTAGCAAAAGCGTTTGTAGACAAGTTTTACCACTTTGCGCTACAGACTCAGGAAAAAACAGGAATCAGTGCTGTAGCTATACTCGCTCAGGCTGCGGTAGAATCGGCCTGGGGAAAGAGCGCACCCGGACACATGTTCTTCGGCGTGAAAGACACGGACGGCATCAACGGCAACGAGCAGCTGCTCACCACTACCGAGTACCTGGCCACTAACAAGGCTAAGTTTCCGCAGGTCATCTCTGTTACCTGGGATAAGACAAAGAAGCTCTACAAGTACGTGGTGAAGGACTACTTTAGGAAGTATACTACTCCTGAAGCCTGCTTTACTGATCATGCGCAGTTTTTCTTTAAAAACAAGCGCTATGCGGCGGCTTTACTGGTCAAAGGCAATCCGGATTTGTTTATAGACGCTATTGCCAAGGCCGGCTATGCGACTGCTCCTGATTACGCCAAGACGCTGAAAAGTGTAGCCCGGATGATCGAAACAGCTATCCTTCACAGGCAAAATTCCTGAGTTATGATCTACTTTCTGCTATATCTGCTGGCCGGGTTTGTCTTCGTCTGCACTCAGCTGAATACTATTTTTACCAACAGCCTGTACGGTGCGCCGCGCAAGCACCAGGTGATCTACGTGTTTTTTCTGGCCGTGTTGCTGGTCTGGGTAGGATGGCCACCTTTTCTGATTCTTAAGCTGTTTCGGAAAAAATGAGTATAACGCTGAAGGATCTGCCACCGGCCTGTGGGCACAACCAGGGAGGTATTCACTACCTCCGTGTAATTCCTGTGCGCAATGTTGTTTCCATTCCCGAACCGGTTGAGCACAAAATTCCCCTTCCGCTGGTGCTCCGCGATCAGGCGCTGTACGCTGATATCTGGTTTACGTCCGGCAGCTTTACCGAAGCTATGAATGAAGACAATAATGGTGAGTTTTTCCGACCGCAGATTCAAATCTACGTCCCGAAAGACTCACCTGATCTGGCTTTTGCCGTTGCCCAGCTCACGGGTGTGCGTTGCGTTTGTTTATATGTGGACGGCAATAATCAGGCTAAGTTGGTAGGCTCCCTGGATGCTCCCCTGGCGTTCTCATCTGACTTGGACACTGGGAATGATTACGCGGACAAAAATGGTTACAAGCTGAAATTTTCTACTGAAACGAGCCATAAAGCTTATTTCTATCTAATGTACGAAGGAGCCACGCCGCCACTTAGGAAGGTGTTTAGTAACGGTTTCTCCTTTGGCTTCCTACGCTCTCAACTATAATAGTATGTCTACCACACCCCAAAACCGTCAGCAACTGAAGCAACTGGTAACCCAGAAGTTTCTCGATAATGTAATTGAAGCCATTCGGCCAGAAGACGCGCGAAATGTGCTCAATGCTATAATCGACTCATCCGGATTGCTACAAGAGGAAATGGCGGCTAAAGCCGATCTGGTGAACGGGAAAGTGCCCACGTCTCAACTGCCGGTACCAGCTGCTCAGCTGGCCAGCATACCTGCCTGGAGTACGGCTACACCCTACATCATTGGTCGGCAGGTAACGTACCAAAATCAAATATGGGAATCACGTGTAAATAACAACCAAAACATTCCACCAACGGAAGGTCAGGTCTGGAGAGAAGTATCCCCTACACACATACAAAATACAGATACTCAGCTGCTGACGGCAACCGGCACGCCTGTAACGGCGCAATACATCCTTGATCAGTTAGCTTCAAAGATTTCAACGGCGTTAATCAACCAGCCTGGCGGCGTTGTCGGTCTGAATCAGGCCGGGCAGCTGGCCAGGTCAGTGCTCCAAGCCTTGCTCGATGACTTGGCGACTACTGGCAGTAATGCCACTTGGTCCATTAACCGGATTAAGAGCTACATCACAGAGCAGTTAAGCTCTGTTACTTCTGTTAACCGGCCACCGGTGGCCAGCATTTCGGCCCGCAATGCACTGCAAACTAGTGCCAATCCACCCTTGCAAGACGGGGAATCGGTCTGGGTTAGTAATGCTACTGGCGACCCAACAGTAGGATCAGGCTGGGCAATTTATCGCTGGTTCGCCAGTAATTCGAGCTGGAGTAAGGTAATGGAGCAAGAAGGATTAGACATGCAGGTTAATGTTAATCCTAGCTTGGGCGGTGAGTTGAGCGGTACTGCTTCTAACGCAGTCATTAGTACAGCTGCGGTGATGGCAAAGCTTCTGGTGGGCCTTGGCTCTGTTGCTGGAGAGTTACTTTCCACTGATAATATTATTCTGGGCTTCAGTAAAATAAAGCACTTCATAGCCAATATTGAAGCCCGTGTTTTGGCAACCATAGCAGCCGGTCTGGATGTGAATTTGCCAGGCGAACCGGGTGCGACTGACAGCCTGATTCAAATACTGGGCAAACTAACCAATAAGGTAAATACCCATAGCCAGTCCATGGATCGGATCACTGCTGGCACTATGGTCACGCTGGCCCCGATAACAGCCGTAGCGCAAACCCGTACCCTGGATTTGGGAACCCGGCAACACACCAGCTTTAAGCTTTTGGATGTTAATCAAGCCTTTGCCCTGGCGTTTTCTAGTCTGGCCGAAGACAGATTTTTTACGCTCACCATGATAAAAACCGTTGTTGCCGATGTGAATATTACCGTGCCTTCAAACAGTCGTGGGGGTGGAAACATGGATATAGTTGCCAATGGCAATATTATCATTTTGACTGGTACGGCAAATTCTATTCATGTGCTGGCGGGCCATGTGTTCAGCGATGGCACAAGCCTAATTGTCAAGTTCGATAAGCAACAATCGTACACATAACTATGAATGGAACTTATAATTTGATTGGTGTCAAAGGAGCTCGTACACCTACGTTAGATTTTCTATTTACACCACAATTTTCACAAGGAGCTAATCGGTTTGGTGGAGATAATGGAGGTAGATCAACCACTATTACTTCATCTGTTTCACAAACATTTGTGATTCAGTGGGGGGATGGAACACGTAGTTTATTAACTGGGACAAGCTTTAATCTCTTCAATCATAAAACATATCCTGATAATACACAAAGAAGAATGATTATTTCCTTTGGTAATAGCTTTAGCATTTCCAGTATTCATTTTGGGCAAGGTGTTATAAATGGAAGGTTGCCGGTTGGTTTTAATGATTTAGTAAATTTAACTTCGTTAGGATTACCCTTTAACTCTTTAGGTTTTTTACCGCCAGAGTTATCAAATATGCCAAAATTAGAGTCACTTGATCTTAGATCATGTTCGATAACTACATTACCTGATACGTGGGATAGATTTAAAGAATTACTTACACTTACTTTAACTAGTAATAATATCCCGACAGCACAATTTGGTACTACATTTTTTCAAATGCCAAAATTAGCTACTCTAAGTGTACAATGGGCTAGTTTACCAGCCGCCGCAGCACCTATGCCAACTATGCGTACACTGAATCTAAGAGGATGGGCAGGAGCACTACCAAGTAGTTTTGTAACTATATTTCCTGGGCTTACATCATTAGATATGCGTAGCGCTTCAGGAACAGTAACATTTCCTAGTAACTTTTCTAGTTTACCCTTAAAAACAATTCGCTTAGGGGCTGAAGTACTTATAAGTGCAAATCCAGTAATTATAGGTAGTCAAGCACCCTTAAATTTAGCAAATAATACTAGTATTCAAACTCTGGAAATACGTCAATGTGCTGTAACCAGCCTGGTTAATATCGAACTGATGACTGGTCTGGTCAACCTGCAATACTCAGCACGCGGGCAAGGATTATCTACGGCAGTTTTAGCTACAGGTGCATTACCTGCTGGCTGGCAAAATCTGACCAAGTTGAAAAACATAGAGCTACAAGGCCGGTTCGCAGGTCAGCCAGCCCGGCTTGATCAGCACATTGCTGACTATTATAATCTGGTAGTTGCCAATGCTTCAATGACACCAGGGGGAAACAATAACATTTGGCGAAATGTAACCTGCACTATTTCCGGAGAAGGAAACCCAACGGCGACAGGCACTTATCAGCAGCCAGCCGGTTACGTAGCTGGCTCCAGTAACGGTACCCCGGCCAGTAGCCAAGAGATGCGATGGGTTCTTAACAACCAATACGGGTGGAACATGTCTTAATCGAAACCTTTAAATGTAACCCAATGAAACTACTCATTAATCAATCAGGCCCGGTTTCCACTTTTTTGAAATATAATGGGCTGTATCATAATGACGACGAAAAGTATATTTTCGTCTATTACAGCATCGTAAAAGAGCAGCCCGGCCTACCTACTGTTGCCGAGCCGCAACAACCCATGCGGGTAGATAATACTACCCGGTTACCTATCGTTGATGCTGCCGGCAATCCAGTTACCGAAACCCGGACTATTCACAATGGGCAGTACGCAATGGTTACAGACAATGGCATAGAAACCTATCCGGACTACAATCAGCCTATTATGGTTAATGTGCAGGTTCCTAAAAAAATCGGCGAGTATAACGCAATTCTTTGGTGGCACTGGGATCGGCGCAACCCAGTGCGGCTGCAAAGCATTGAACAAATGATTGAAGCGGCCATGCGCCGACGCGTAGAAATGGTCAATCCGCCCTATGTTTTTGTGCAAACCGCAGCCTGGCTGGCAACATTATGAGAACCGGAAACATAATACTTGTTTCTAATCCCTGGAACTGGCGGTATCCTTTCAGCAGCTTGCTCTATGCTATTATGCGCCTGGTAGTCGGCAAGTGGCACCACTGCGCCCTGGTGTGGGAATCACCAGCTGGACGCATGATCGTAGAAGCACGCGGCATTGGCGTTTACCCATCTAATTACGAAATATGGAAACAGCGGTGGCCCAATCGCCATATATGGATCATCCCGCTCCGGTGTGATCCGGGATTGATTGGCCTTCACATCGGCAAACGGTATGACCGCCGTTCGTTCCTATTCTACTGTATCTGGAAAATAGTATTCAGGAAATGGATCGGCCGGACAGGTCCCGGCGCGGCTGATCATCTGTACTGTTTTGAATTTGCTGCCCTTGTCCACCAGTTGCCGGGGTGGAATAGTATCCTGCCGTCCGAATTTGTACACCAGGCACAGAGCCGGTACTGGGAGCAGCAACAACCCCAAAAATCCGTCCTACCCTAACGCATATTTGTCCAGCATTTTTGCTACCGTAAAACTGTAGCCAAATGCTGGACATTCTTCTTTCCGTTAACGCGTGGGCCATTGATAGCCGCTATTTCAATATTTACCAGCCGCTTATTCTAAAGCGCATTGCCGAAGGCATGGCCGTTAACGACCTTTTTGCCGGCGAGAAAGAGCAAGCCAAGCCGGGTATTGTCACAGCTACATCTGCTTATAGGTCTACACTATATCAGTCAGCTATCAAAGGTGGCCAGGGCGGAGCCCAGCCGGTTACCGTTCAGGTGATCCGTGTCAAAGGCACCATGCTGAAAGAGGTAGGCTATTGCCAGGCCGGTACGAGTACCGCCCGCGTGGCAGCCGCTTTGGAAGAAGCCTATCAGAATAGGGAAGTAGACGCGATTGTGCTGGCCATGGACACGCCTGGCGGATCGGTGGATGGTACCGAGTATTTAGGCAACGTAGTTAAGCAGGGGAGCAAGCCGGTGGTGACGTTCGTGGACGGGCTCACGGCATCTGCCGGCTATTGGGTAGCTTCCCAGACCCGGCACATTGTCATGTCGTCTAAGACAACCTCGTTTGTCGGCTCCGTAGGCACCCTGATAGCGCACCTGGACGAGAGCGGTTGGCTGGCAAAAGAAGGGCTTAAGGTGACATACATCACCGCTGACGCCTCTGTTCACAAGGTGATGGGCAATAGCTCCGAAGCCCTAAGCCCGGAAGCTTACCAGATGTTCAAGGAGCGCCTTAATTCGATCAATGATACGTTCGTGGCCACAGTCAAAGAGGGCAGGGGCAAAAGACTTTCCTCTAAAGAAAACGTTTTCAGCGCCAAAGTTTACGACGGTCGACAGGCCATTGAGTACGGTATGGCCGATAGCATAGGCACCCTGAAGGATGCCATAAACATTGCAGCATCAATGGTGCGCAATTCCAATAGCAATTCACCCAAATCCAACGCAAATACTGAAATGATATTTCCAAAACTATCTGCCCTGTTCGGGCAAACGGATGCTTCAGCGTCAGCTGAAGTGACCGAAATTCAGGCTCAACAGGCAGAAAGCGCCCTGGCCGAAAAGGACATCCAGATTGCCACGCTGCAAGCCCAGCTGGGCGAGCGTGACGAGAAGATCACCGCTCTGAATACGGAACTGAGTGATCAGGCTGCAGAGCACCAGGAGGCGGCCGCTGCTCTGCAAGCAACCATTGACAGCCAGACTGCTACTATTACCCGCCTGGAAGGATGGCAGAAGGAGCACCAGGTGCGTGATACCCGCCAGCAAGATCAGGCAAATAGCCTGAGCAGCGCCGACCAGGTCAAAGTGGGCTGGGAAGACGAAGCCGCCAGACGCCAGGCAGCCGCCCAAAAATCAAAAGCAAAATAGCCTGCCGACAGGCAGGTATCCGATAAATAATCCAAAACCCCTATCCCCACAGGGGCTAACTCACTCAAAAATCTCCCCTTGGGGGTGGGGAATACTACAGCTATGTCACTTAATTTGTCTGCATTGCCGGCTAAAATGAAAGATTACGCTTTGTCGGAGGATTACCAGCTACTTTCAAAAATTCTTTTAAGCAATTTGTCGTTTCTGAACTACATGACGCCTTTGGCGGATGTTAAGGACGAAATTCCGCTTACTGAGTTGTTCATAACCGAAGTTCTCCAACCAGGGAACAAAGACACCTTTACTCCCAAAGGTGGGGCTAACTTCAAGGCTCGTATCGGTAAAGTGCGCCCAGGTAAGGTAGATTTGCGTTTTACACCCACCCAAATTACAACATTGTACAAGTCGTATTTGGGGCAAGTTTCGGGCGGTAAAATCGACATCTATCAGTTTCCGTTCGAGGCGTTTATTATGACAAAAATTATTGAACGCCTGCGCCGTGACATTCACCTTCGGGCAGTATTCACCGGTGTGTACAATGCTGCTGGTACTGCTGCGGCTGACATAATGGACGGCTTGCTCACCAAGGTTGCCGCTGACATTACGGCTGGCAACATCCCGGCTTCAAACGTTTTGGCCGGTGCGCCCATTACGGCAGTGAACGCTTACGATCAGGTAAGCGCCCTGGTTGATAGGGTGGTGGCTGATCCGGAGTACAACTCTGTGCCCATGGTCATGCTGCTTTCGCCGCTTAACATGCGCCGGTACAATCAGGATTATCAGACGACTTTTGGTGCTCTTCCGTACAACAACGGTTTTGAGCAGCAGATTATTGATGGTACCAGCATCCGTTTTGTGGTAGAACCCGGCCTTACCGGCTCTAACAGGTTGATTGTTACGCCACAGGAAAACTTCTACTGGCTTGTTGACGACCAGTCGCGAATTGACACACTTACCGTTGAATACGCGCTTCGTAATATTAGCGTAATGGTAGACTTCAACGCAGGGGTGGAATATGGCATTGCTGAACTGATCTGGACCAACGACCAAGCGTAATCAGCGCCCTGGCGTAATTATCACACTTTGTTCCCTTGACAGTCCCGCTACGGTGGGACTGTCTTAATCCTTTAATCAGCTAATTTTTACTAATATGTGTGTAAGTGTTGCCGGAATATCCGAAGAATGCGGCCCCAATCCTGGTGGCCAGAATAAATTATATGTCATTGCCAAACGTGACTTACAGTCTATCAGTGCCGTAGTCGAAGCTTCCTACAGCATTGCCACTGTTACGCCCAAAACCGGAAAAGGGTTTGTAGTTTGGGATTTTGCGCTTGATACGGGTGAACTCACTTCCGAAACCGTAGGTGACCAGGGCAACCAAGCCTGCAAAGTGGGTGTTGCTGTTTACGTTCCCCGCTCAAATCCAAGGGTGGATAAGATCATTAACAGCTCTTACAACAGCGAGTTTGTTGTTATTGTGGAAGACGCGTTGGGCCAAAAGAAAATCGCCGGCAACACCCGCCGCGGGTTAATGTTTACTAGTAAGTATACGTCTGGAAAGAAATTCGATGACAAAAACGGGCGTGAAGTTGGTTTTACGGGGGGACAGTCTAATGAGCCGTATTTCTTCACAGGAGAAATTCCAATACTGGCCCCGCCGGTTACTCCGCCACCGGCGACCACGCCTTAAGAAAGGAGGTCAGATATGGAATACGAACTTATCAATACCGAAGGACTACAGAGTGTAGTTATCGGCGACAGAACTATCGAGTTTGCTACCGTTACCCAGGAGGAACTTGCTTTTATGTATAAAAAACAGAGCAGGTATGTGCAGGTTAAGGCCGCTCCTGAACCGGGGCCACTGGCCGACTTAGGGATTACTTCGACCGGTAAGAAAAGAAGTTGATTGTTTATAGTGTTTGATGGAACAAAAGCCACTGGAATCCGGTGGCTTTTTTCGTCCTACCCTTGTAAGCTGGCAATTGCCAACTTGCTACCCTTATTCAACCCGCAATTGCCATTCACTTAACACACACCCTATGGATACCCACGAATCAAATGTCCCACAGATGAGCGAAACAGCCCTGCAAGCCACCCAGGAAATACAAGCCTGGCTCGATAACCCAGAAGCCGAATACGCCAGTGGGCTGGCTCTGCTCAGCCGCTATTGTCGTAACCGCATATTGATCCAGACCCTGATGAAAAAGCAGAGCCAGGTGAACTGCGAAAAGCTGACCTATGAGTTGAGCAAACTGCTTACACAGCCTGAGCTACTGGAAAGCCAACCCAGTGAAGCCAAAGTAGTTGTGCTTTCATCGCCCAATACACCGCATATTTCCATTGTGGATTTGGCTGATTCAACAATAGCGTTAGCGGAAATTGAGGCAATTACGCTCAAACAATCCGAACTGTATGCCCGCAAGGCCGAACTGTCTAACCTGCTGGTTGCCAGCGGCGATAGCAACGAGCCACAGGCCGTAGCTGACCGGATGCTACTTATTGAGCATGTAACGGCTATCGAAGAACAGTACCGGGAATTGGCAGAGCAGAAAGAGCGACTGAGCCACTTAGCTCAGAGCGAGCCAGAGCAAACCGATGAGCAAGCACAGCAGCAAGCTGAAGCAAAAGCCTCGCTTGATTCGCTAAAGCTTCAGCGAACGCGCCTGGCTCCGAACCTGAGCAAAGCCAGGAAAGCAGCCGAAGCCGACCCCGGCTCAACGTTGAAAGCCGAGAAACTGGCTAAGCTGGAAGCAGAGATGGCTGACATTGACGAAAAGATTAAGCTGCTGTCGCTTTAAATGATAGTGATATTTTTAATCAAACTATCCGTCGAAAAACAGATGGGTAGTTTGATTTTTTTTGTATCTTTGCACTGTCTGAATTTCATATGGGAGCTGCGGCCCCCAAAACCTTTTTTGCGGGCTTTTTTTGTGCCTATACCATTGGTCTTTGATACTATTTTTATCAAAAAACAGCGGTGTTGCACCCCCGTCCATTCCTTGTAATGGGGTATGGGAGCTTTCCATGTGAGGCTCAGACAGCGGGTCAGGCAACACCGCTGTTTTGTTTGCCAAAAGCTGTCTAAAATCACATGAAAACCAATCCCCAAACCGATCAGCCCCTGGAGCCGATTATGGTTCTTAATCCGCGCACGGGCAAGTACTTCAATGTTGCGCCATTGTTCGAGATGCTTCACGCTTACTACCAGTCTAATCCGCGCTACGCCTGGAACGCGATTGATGACTCAATCAGGACAATTGTGCTTGTGCCTGACCACGACCGGATGGAGCTGGCTAACCAGCTTTTTCATCTGTACCTGATGCGTGACTTCTTTGAGTCAATAGCTGAGTTTAAGAAATAGTATCCTTTTCAAAACCAAAAATGTACATTTATACAATGAACGAAAAGCAAAGAATTGCTCAATTAGAAGAACTAATGGCCGAAGTGCTGCGCCGGATGGATATTCTCAGCCAGGAAATGTCACTGCTTAGATCTGATGTTTCGGTGCTTAGAAGCGAGACCGGCCCGGTTAAGTCTGATACAACTGCTCTGCGGTCGGCACAATTGCAACTGATGCAGCACGCTATCCGTCAATCGGACAATATTGATTTTCTGCTTACTACCCAGGAGCAGTTAAAAGAAGAAATTGCTCTTCTGAAAGGGCAAATGACAGCTTTTTCGGAAAGGACTCAGGACAACTTTGATATGGTGCTCAAAGCCATTTTTGACCTTAGAAACGAGATCAAAAGCAAAGAATAATCCTAATCTTTTCGTCCTACCCTGCCACCGGCGTTTCTGCGAATTTCGCAGAAACGCTTTTTTTATGCCAAGAAAATCCAAATCTCTCACTATACCCATCGGCGACAAGCTGGACAAGTTCCGGGCACACCTGATCGAGTCCGAACCCCTTACTGACACCGAACGCCAAACCCTGGAACGATACCGCAAAGCTTGGTCGTGGCTCTGCATGATGTACAGCCGCAACCGGGTCGTGGCTCTGATCGAAAAGGAATACCAGTTGAGCACCTCCCAGGCATACGTGGTGGTGCGTGAGTCGCTGGAGCTTTTTGGCGACGTGATAGAAAATGACCGCAAAGCTCAGCGCAGTATCATGTATGAAAACTTCATGCTGGCGGCCAGGCTTGCCCGCAAAAATGGTGATCATAACGCGATGATTCGCGCCATCGAAAACGCGGCCAGAATCAAGGCCGTATTTAGCGACGAAGCCCAGACCATTGACCCGAACCTGTTCCTGATTCCGGTACCGGTGCTCTTTAACTCCGATCCGCAAGTACTTACCCAAAATGTGATTGATATCTCCCATGACGACCAGCCAGAGTCCTAAGCAGGTATATGCCAACGAAAAACAAATTCGTTTTGTCAATTCCACGGCCAAACGGCGCGGTTTTGTCGGTGGCCGTGGGTCCGGCAAATCTACGAGCCTTGGTATGGTGGAGTATATGCGTTTTAACCAGTTGCCCAGGGGTAAATGCTTTTTGGCCGGGCTAACCTATAACCAAATCCTTACCAAAACGCTGCCGGCTGCCATGGATGCCTGGAGCAATATTGGCCTGATGGAATATGATAAGGAAAGCAAATTAGGGCATTACATTATCGGCACCCGGCCACCGGCCCATTGGTTCAAGCCTTTTCAGCCGCCCCGCAACTTTAAAAATTGCATCACCTTTATCAATGGCTTCACAATTGAAATGCTATCGATGGACCGGGCCGACCTGAGCCGGGGCGGAAATTTTGACGGTGGAAGCGTTGATGAAAGTGCGCTGATGAAAGAAGAAGTGGTCAATAAAATACTGCTGCCCTCAATCCGGGCTAACCGGTACCGGTTTTCGACTCCCTGGCACTGGACATTTTGCCATTATTCGTCGGCCGCCTGGCTTCCTTCCGGCGAGTGGATTTATAAATATGAAAGCCTCCAAAAAGAAAATCCGGCCAAGTACCTCTATGTTGAAAGTACTGCCTTTGATAATCAGCATGTTTTACCTCCTGATTACTTCAATGACCTGAAAGCTGAACTAACTGATTTAGAATTCCGAGTCGAAGTGATGAACCAGCGCCTGAGCCGGGTACCCAACACTTTTTATCCCAGTTTTAGCGAATCCAAGCATTGCGCTTGGCAAACCTATTATTACAATCATGACGATGAAACCGGCCTCACCAGTGTTACGGCCAGTGATGTTAACCCTAAAAAACCCTTAGATGTATCGTTTGACTTCAACGCCCACTTTACCTGTTGCGTGGTAGGTCAGGAGCATGGCCAGGAATATCGTATTGTAAATGCTTTGCACGTGAAGGAATCAGTAAACAGCCTGGTCGAAGAAATAACTAAAAAACTCCTGGATACCTATAAGGATCACCCAACCAAGCGCCTTAATATCTATGGTGACAGTAGCGGTAATAACAGGTCAGCGGGCTCTAATCAAACATTCTATGATCAGATACAGGCATTGCTAACCCAAGCAGGCTGGTCATTCACCTTAAACATACTAACACAAAACCCACCCCACCAAATGAAACATCGGGTAGTCAATACAATACTAGGTGAAGATAACGCCAGGCTACCCAGGATCAGGATTAACCAAAATACTTGTAAGTACCTGATTATATCCATCCTGAACACACCAATCAAACCAGACTGGTCTAAAGACAAAAACCTGGAGCGTCTTATCATTGACCAGGCCCGGGCTACCCACTACTCAGATGCGTTAGACTATCTACTATTCAAACGTTTCGCCAAACACGCCGGTGCATCCATAGCAACACCCTATAAGGTAACCTTCCTTTCCTAATTGCTTACTAATTACTACTACACATGGCAATTGCCTACACCATGCCCAGGCGTGGTGTAGGCAATTGCCATACCCTGTTACCCCCACCCTGCCCACCCATACCCCCCATCATATATTCCGCCAAAAAATTTCCGGCAATTGCCATTACGCTACAGGGCGCGGGGTGCGGCGTGCGTCAAGAATTTTTGCACAATAAGTATATATGGTGTATATTTAAATAAAAAGTTAAACAATTGTAAAACAACAAATTACAAGCGATATGACAGAAAAAAATGCGAGAAAAGATCAGATTAATGAGATTCCTGGTTTTGTTGATTATTATGTTAGTAGCTCTGGAACAGTTTACTCACACAAAAATGGCAATTATCGTGTGTTATATCAGCGCATTCATCCTCATGGCAATCGCACTGTCAAGATTAATAAAAAGCATCATCAGGTACATCGTTTGGTATTGATGGCCTGGGAAAGATTACCGGAGCCAGACGAAATGGCTGTGCATCTGGATGGTAATCCTTCTAACAATAATCTCTCAAATTTGGCATGGGCAACTGCTGACCGCTTGGGTTCACTGATTAAAGAACAAAAGAAGCAAATCCGGGCAATGCTTTTCAAACCGCGTCGTCTCAAAGAAAAACCAAGACTTGATTTTCAAACTCGCCTCATGCATCAAGAGATAAAAGCTCTTTCTACAATTTATTCGGTGGAAGAATTGGCACAACGCTATGCACGATCCTTGTCTCAAGTCTACACCATTATCAGGCAAACGATACCCCAACCTATTGCTTTGATTCGCGCTGAATACGTTTATGACCAATCTGCCAAAAGATATGCCTACGGAACTGTTCAACCCGATGAAGCGCATGATTTCACGCTTAAAGACTACCGCTTGATTCCAGGCATGCATTCGCACTACATTTCTGCCAGCGGACAAGTAGTCAAAAAAAACAAAACCGGTTATCGACTCCTCAAAATACTATCTGCAACCGACACTTACGCGTTAGTTACCATCAATAATAAAAAATACCGTGTCAGCCGTTTGGTACTTTCTGCTTTTGTGCGGGAACCTTTACCCGGTGAAGTGGCCCGCCACCTGGACGGCAATCCGGCCAATAACCACCTTTCTAATCTGGAATGGGGCACCCAAACTGACAATATGAAAGATGCCCGGATACATCAGACCCTGGCTACCAGTCTCACTGAAGAACAAGTCTGTTACATTCGCACCCAGATTACTCACCGCACCATTTCGCAGATAGCCCACGAGTTAAATATTAACCGTGGTACGGTTCGTGCGATTGCGCTTGGACACACCTGGAAACATATCACTGATCCGCCCGCTGTTAGCGAATCCGAAATATTCCGAAAACGCTCCCAGGGAAGTTAAATTTACACGACGGTTTTCGTCCTACCATTACGCTTTGACAATTGCCATGTTTGCACTCCAATCATTAGGTCAAACATGGCAATTATCATTTAAGATGCTCAAAATTAAAATACACGTTGCGCTAGCAGAAATTGACCAGGCCGTTCACAACGACCGGCCACATGTTTTCTCTATACAATACGTAAAGAAGGACGGCACCGTAGGCAAAAAAAACCGTGTCCGCAAATCAGGAACAAACCCGGCACTGGGTAAAACCACTGGATCAACCGGATTCAGGTACAATGTCAAGCGGCGTGGTATCCTGTTGCTCCATGATGTGGAAACCGACCAGCCATTTGCCCTTAAAATAGCACTGATTACACACTATAACGGCGTACAAATACAGCACTGATGAGCAACGTAGTCAGACTATCGGAGGGCTTCTACGTCCTGAAAGATGCCCAGGCATCGGTTTCCTTCACCGGCGGCAAGTTCCAGGACACAGTTAATGGCGGTACCGAACTCAGAAAGGGTAATTTGAAAATAGCTCCTTGGGGAAAAAACAATCTGCTGCCGCAGGAAATGTTCCGGCTTATATGGGAAAACCATCTGAAGCCACAATTGATCACCACTGCACGGGATTTCCTAATTGGCAGTCGGCTGGGTGTGTTCCGGCGTCAGATCGTGGAGAACAAGGAGACCTTCGTGCCCATTGCAATGCCCGAAATCGAGGATTGGCTGGAAGAAATTGAGGCTGAAAACTATATCATGCAGGCGGCCTACAACCTGGAGTTCTGGAGCAATGTATTCACTGTCTTCACCCTGGGTACATCAACTAATATCGAAGCTATCCAATGCTTTGATTGTACGGATGTGCGGGCTTCAGTCATTAGTCCTACAGTCGGCCGCATCGAAGACTACGTACTGCACCCAGACTGGAAAAACTTTAAGGAACCCGAAGCCACGGTGATCCCGTCCTGGGACAGAACCCAACCCACCCGGTTTTTTCAGTTCTGTTATCACGGCCGTGATCCGGTACCTGGTCAGCCTTACTACTCACTGCCCACCTGGTACGGCACCCGCAAATGGACTGAGGTATCCAATGAGATACCGAAATTCCACAAAAGCGGGCTTGCTAATGGCTATAACCTCAAATACCACATTGAGATTCCGGCCGACTATTTTCTGCAATTTGGGGATGACAAGGCGCAGCAAAAAGCGGAAGCGGATCTGCTTGATAACATGAATCAATGGCTCTCCGGGGTTGAAAACGTAGCCAAGGCATTCGTCTCAAAATTCCAGACCGACGCGATGGGAAAACCCATTCCCGGCTGGAAAATCGAACCTCTCGAAGACAAGATGAATACTGAAGCATATATCGAACTAGACCGGCAGGCTAATACCGCCCACGCCAGCGGTCACGGTATTGATCCAAGCCTGGCGGGCATTGACCAAAACTCAAAATTGGGTGGCTCCGGTTCGGAGAAACGCATATCCTATGATATGCACATTGCCTTAAGGACTCCCACCAAGCGGAAGATTTTACTTCAACCGTTTAACACAGTTGCAAAGAAAATCATGGGCTGGGACAGGGATATTTTCATTGGCATTGTGGATATTCAACTCACAACGCTTGCCGACAATCCGTCCGGTAAGTCAATGGTCAATAACCTATCCGATCCGTCGGCCCGCTAGAATTGTTGGTGCGCAAAAAAGCCGTTTCCGTCTAATTTACTTTGATGGCAAAAGGCCGTGTTGTATCTTTGCAATGCTAAGTACAACAGTGGCAGTGATGCCACACCAAAATTCTATGGTCGTGGTTTTTTTATTTTTAGACGTTTCTAACAAAAACATCCCGGAAAAAGAGTGCCCTAACCGAAAGGCGGGCGAGATACGCCACTGGTGTACTTAGCAGCTCTGACTACCGGGATTTTATATTTTCAAGTACCATGCTAAGTACACCGAAAAAAGATCACCCCCTGGAACCGATTATGGTTCTCAACCCTTGCACAGGCAGTTACTTCAATGTAGCTCCTTTGTTTGAAATGCTCCATGCCTACTACCAGTCCAATCCGCGTCATGCTTGGAATGCGCTGGATGATTCGATACGCACCATTGTTCTTTTACCTGACCATGATGTAAACCGGCTCGACTTGGCTAATCAGCTTTTTCATTTGTATCTGATGCGTGACTTCTTTGAATCCATTGCCGAATTTAAAAAATAGTATCTGTTTAAATCCCAAAACCCCGGCACTGACCGGGGTTTATTCTCCACCATGAAAAACCTGCTACCCAAAGAAGCATACAAACGTTCGGGAGTTTACTTTATCCGTTCGCCCAGGCTGAACAAATACTATATTGGTGCTACCATATTACTTCAGAAAAGATACCGTGACCACTGCCGTCACCTTCGCAAAGGCATTCACGCTAACAAAAGCCTATTAGCCCATTATCAGCAATATAGCGATGACTTGGAAATGGGATTGATAGAGTATTGTGAGCTGGAGTTTTTGGCCGAAAGAGAAGCGTTTTATATCGAGCAGTACAAAAAAGGTTACGCAGTTTTTAATGCCGACAAGTCCGAAGCATCCAAAGGCCGGGTTTTCAGCAGCGAACATAAACAAAAGATTGCAAACGCCTTGAGGGGCAAACCGTTATCTGAAGCGCGTAAAGCCAAAATCTCACAAAAGCGAAAAGAGTATTATGCCCGGCTCAAAGCCGAAGGGTTAGCCCACGTGCTTAAACAAAGCGAAGAAACAAGACGCAAAAAAAGCCAGGCTTTGAGAGCAACTTTGCAAAGTCTTAAGAATGCAGGCATACCTCGTGTTGCTTGGAACAAAGGTATTAAAATGACCGACGAGCAGCGGATAAAGATTTCAGAAGCCCGCAAACTTTACTACGCAAAGTTGAAAGCGGCTGGTATTCCAATCAGTGCTCCCAATAAAAGTAAGAAAGATAAGGGCTAATTCCGTCCTACCTCACTTTTCTTTCTTATAGCATCTTTGTAAAAACAATACCAAGATGCTATTCAAATCAGTAGAAGATCTAAAAAAATACCTGGCCGGAAACCAAAAGAACCTGTCTGATGCTACTCTAATGCCCTTTGTCGAGCAGGCCGAAATCCGCTACCTGATACCGGTGATCGGGCAGGAGTTCTACCAGCAGCTAAACAGCGCCTACAACAGCCCGACTACACCAGGCGCATCGCTTATTCTGGCAATCAACCGCATCCAGCGGGCGTTGGCTTACTACACGCTGGCCGATGCGATACCCTTCCTGAGTGTGGCTATTGGCAATGCAGGCATACAGGAAACAAATACCGGCAATTCCACGCCGGTACGCCAGTGGACGTATAACGAAATCGTAACCGCTACGTCCGAAAACGCAGACACGTTTCTGGATAGTGCCCTGGAGTTTCTGGAAAATAATGCGGCCGACTACCCCGTCTGGAAAAATTCTGCGGCTTACACCCGGTCCAGAGAACTATTCATCAATAACGCCCGTGAACTGAGCGCCTTTCTGCCTATTGGCAATAGCCGGCGGGTGTACCTGGTACTGCGCACCTTCATAGCCCGGGCCGAAGACCTGTATATTCGGCCTGCCTTGGGTGCTGCCCTGTTCGAAGAAATGAAAGCGCACGTGTTAGCCCCAGCTACAGCTGCGCCTGCATATCGCGTCATTCTCCACCGCTTGATCCAGAAAGCATTAGCACAACTGACATTGTACCTGGCTATTCCGTCGGTACAGTTCGTCGCTACTGCCTTTGGGTTCAAGCTGCAAAACCAGATGCTGGCGGCTGGCAACCGGCTGAATGCGGACCTGGCTGACGTAGATTCAATTCGTCAGGATGCCTGGAAGCTGGCCGAGACCTACCAGACCGAGCTAAAAAAATACCTGGATGACAACGTTACAGCCATTGCGAATTACAAAGCGGTGTTCGAGTCGCAGACCCGGCGACGCTACGAACTGTACGACAACGCAAATCAACCGACTTTCCGCGTATGAAATTACTTATCAAAGGGATCGTCACCCATTCGGACAAGATTGCACTGACCGCCGCCTGGCTTGCCACGACTGCTACCACTCTTATTGAAAGGCACGTGTGGAAACCGGCTGAAGCCGTCTGGTTTCTGTTCATGATCTATCATATAGCCCTTTTTCTGGAGCTGTACTGGTTCTACAAAGGTAGCCAGCTCACCTGGCGGCTGGTTCGCGCAAAAGTGTTCACCGTCACCAGTTCCCTGTTTGGCGCTGTGCTATTACTCTTCGTCGCCACTGGCGTAGCGAGGTATAGTGTGGTGTTTTTCTGGATGCCCCCGGCTATTATGGCTCTGCTCCTGGCCGCTACCCTACTATCTATTATTCGGTACGCGTCCAAACTGGAAATAATCTCGAAACAAATTGCCCAATTCCTCGAATCGAAAATCAATGACTCCACCAATAAATTAAAGAACGATGATTTTTCTGACCCAACCCCTACTAGCCCTGCTGAAACGATGGAGCAAGCAAGCACTATCGAAAGCTGATTTTAACCGTGTATCCACCTGGATACTGTTTGGGCTGACCCTGGTTTTCTTCTCCATTCAGCTCATTATCCGGGATCGTGACCAGCAAGAGGTTGTCCATATCCAGGCCAAAACCAAGACTGTCGAGCGGCGCGTAGATTCGCTGGCCATTGCGCAGAAAATATCTGACCAGCACAAGAATCTCCAAATCAAGCACATGCAGCGCGAGAATGCCCAGCTGGAAGAGATTGTGCTAAGTAACGCCAAAGATATCCGCCGTTTGCGCAATCAGATGAGCCAGCTGTTTGCCAATGAAAAAGATGCTTTGCACCGGATTGACCGTATGACTGACAAAGAACTTGTCCAGTACTGGACACAAATAGATACGCTCCGATGAAACAGTTTTTCACTTTCTTAGCTCTATGCGTTAGCCTGGCTTGTCAAGCCCAGCTGACCCCCAAAATGTATGCCCCCAGCGACAGTTCTAAAGATGTTATGTTCTGTTTTAACCGTGATCAATTTCGCCAAATAACGAAATTAAATGCGAAAGGCCATTTCGACGCTTTGCGCGTAATTACGCTTGATAGTATGATACATAAGCTTGAATCTCAGTTAATTCTGAGAAAACAGCAGATTAAGCTTCAATCTGGCGAAATATTTTTGTTGCGAGAACAGATCTGTGAACGGGACACACTCATTCAGGCACAATCTGAGTATATTGCATTACAAAAGAAAAATGAAATAGCCTGTGATAGATCGGTACAAAAACTTCACAAAAAGGTGAAGAATACCAGGCGGATAGGCGTGTTACTCATTCTCGTTGCCCTACTGACCGGAACCCAACTCTAAGCCCATCTATCCCATGACACGCCTTGAAATCTTTGGTAAGCCCTACCAGCTACCCGAAAACTGGAAAGAATGCACACCTGAACAAATTCAAACCATCCTGCCCCTGGTTATGGGTCAGGAGCCACTACCGGCTTCCCGGATTGCCGTACTTCAGCACCTTGTTTCACCCTTCATCTCAAAAAAGAAAATCAGCAGGCTTAGCTCACAGGAGCGCTTTGATTTGCTGGAACTGGTCCGCTGGTGCTGGCTTACGCCCATGGACTCATGCCCGATTGAACATTTCGAGTTCAATGGCAAAAAGTATTACCTGCCACTCAAGGACTTTTCGCACATGGCGGCTGTTGAGTTTGGGATGGCACATCTGCATCTGCAGATATTTCTACGCAGCAGCAACAGCTTAAACCTTGACAAACTAGTAGCCACCATCTGTCGGCCACTTGACCAGGGCAAGAACGTGATGGACCCTAACTTTGACGGTGAACGTAGGGAAAAGTACTCCACGCCGGCGGCCGACATACGAGCCAAAAGCTTCCAGAACCTGAACGTAGCTACCAAGGTGATGGTGCTACAATACTTTCTTGATTTTCAAAAAAATATCTACAAAAGCTACGATATTTTTGACAAAGCGCCCAACTCGCAGGGCCAGCGGCCGGGCAATGAATCGGCCGTGCTGTGGATCAAAATGTTGTTTGATGTCGCCGAAATCGGTGTTTTTGGTGACATTGATAAGGTTTACCATACCGACATTCATACTATTTTATTTTTTCTCCAGAAAAAGAAACATGACCGCCACAATATGGCGGCCTAAACACTTATGCAAAGCCCGGGCTTTTCTGATTTCGTAACTTATTTCCGCACCATGGCCACTGAGCACAAGGATGTTAAATTCTTTGTGCACGGCGCTAGTGAGCGTATTATCAATCAATCCCGCAGCGACCTGGTATACCCGTGCCTGTGGCTTGAAACACCCTCTATGCGCTTGTCTGACAATAACGCCGATGTGCAGGGCTGGCGCGAAAGTGCATTTATCGTGTTTGAAAACTCTCCTGGTGATGACTATGACAAGCAGGACCAGATATGGCAGCGTACTGAAGTTATAGCCCTGGATATTATTGCCAGGATGCGACACGATTCGCGTCGGCATGCTTTCCGGATTGACATAAATAGTATCTCTATTGATCCAATCAATACTATTTTCGTAGACAACGATTTTGGCTGGCGCGTTGAATTCCGGACTGATAAGTCCGTGCCTGTTTGTTATCACCCCGAAAAATGGAAAAAGCTTTAATCCATGCCTTACAATTCCCTTGATCTTGCCCACAACCCAATCCGGATCACCATACCGTTTCCGGCCAACTATCCGGCTCCGGAGAAACTACGGTACCTGGCTGAACTGTACGTTCCCGACGCGCCCGGTTCTGCTAACTTCGTCAAGCTGGCAGATATGGAAGCTGCTCACCGGCCGAAGCAGAATGGAACCTACCAGGATGCCGAATTGTACGTAGAAGATTACCTGCGCCGACAGTTTCGCAACCCGGTACCAGACGGACTGGAGACAACACCAGCCCAGCGACTTGTACGAATCCCGGGCGCAGTATTGCCCTATTATCTGCGTTACCAGCGTGTGCCACTTGAGAGCAGTTTCTCTCAGATGCCCACCCGTTACGCGTTAGCGGCTGGTTTGGGTTCCGAGGATTTTGCCGGCAACGTGTTCATAACCGAGGTGCTTCAGGTTACCAAGATGTTTCTCACCTGGCAGCCGGCCGAAAAACTAATACAACCGGAACAGCCAGAATACTTGTATTTCCTGACTAATTTCCCTGGCCTGACCTCGCTTTCTCTAAAGGTGAAATACGGTACCAATACTGTTGAAACCAAGGCTACTGCTGGCGGTGTCCAGGTAAATTCAATCTACCGTTGTGCGGTTGGGTATACCCAACTGGCATTGCCAGCCGGCGTGAAAAGTTACGAAGTCTGGCTTGAAAACCAGTCTGGCATCGCCGTTTCCGAAATTCGCACCTATAAGATTGATACCCGCCACCGGCGTAATGTGAAATATATTCTTTTCCAAAACGGCCTGGGCGGGTTCGATACGTTGTGTTTCACCGGCCGCAGTCAGCGCACGCTATCCACTAAATCGGAAAGCGTGCAGCGTTTTTTGCCGCAGCACTATACTATTTCAGACGGAGAATTCGAGGTTACTGAGGTCAGTGGCGAGAACACCCTGGAAGTTTCTACCGGTTACATCTCGCGCAAGTACTACAGCTATCTGCAGGATTTGTTTCTATCCGAGCAGATATTTTTGCTCAGTCAGAAAGGCCCGGTACCCTATTCGCTTCAGAGTAAGGATTTGCTTTACGATGTGGATGATGAAACCCTGTTTGGCGCTAAAATCCGCCTGAAAGCCAATTACGCGGTTAACAAATATTCCAATGTGCCGGTGGTAACTTTCACGGCTACCCAAAGTTATACTGCCACGTGTCCTGCTTTGCAAGTGGGCCCACCGGTCACCCGATCAGCTACGGCGACCAGCACACTCAGCACCGCCGATGCCCAGGCCAAGGCACTCGCTATGGCGCAGGCGCTGGCAGAAGCAGCCTTGGTATGTACCTTTGCGCCAGCCGGTCAGTTCATTCGCACCCAATGTAAGCCTAATACCACAGAATTGTGGTCAATCGTCACAAATGGCACGGGCGGGGAAATATATGGCGCATTGCTGGATGCCCAATCTACACAATGTGGCTTTATTGCCAATCTGAATTTTACCATCAGAACAACCGAAGTCGGTGTTGCCACACTTGACGACTTTGTGGGCGGCAATCCTGCTTTGCCTTACGAGGTCAGTTTTAACAACGGCCGTACCTGGACTCCCTTACCAAACGCAGGCGGTCTAAACAACCCGCAGGCGGTCAGCATACCCGTAGGTGGCCTGATCAGTATTACTGTGCGGCGTGGAGACAGAACCTTTAGTCGGGATGTGCTGATGCCTAACGGCACTACTGGCACGTCCCCTGCTATCACGTTGGTAAGTAATTATAACCGTCCGGATATTGGGCCTACTAAAACAGCCATTGGCGTGAGGACTTCAAACAATACCATTCTGTATGATCCGATTTGGATGCGTTACCAACTTACGCGGCGTATTGACAACAACCCCTTCAATAATGTTTTGGTCAAAGATACATGGATGAACATGTCAGACATTATTACTGCTGCACTCAATCCAACAGATCAAAGCCCTACTATTGTTACCCTGCCTGTGCTCAGTTCGGGCACGGTATACGAGGTTATATTTTTGGCGGGCCCGACCGGTTGGGGTCTTAACTCAATTCAGTTCACCATACCATGAGCCTGGAACTTCGTATAGACGGTGTGAGTGTGCCCTTGGTGCCTAACACGAGTATCAACCTGGAGATTGAAAGTTCGGTTTTTAATTATGAAGTTGTTCGTGGTACCCGGTCGCTACCTTTTACCCTGCCGGTTTGCCGGGAAACCGACGAGTTGTTTGGTTTTGCGGGCGGACTCCAAAGTGCAGGTAACCTGAGAAAAAGTTACCCGGCCGAGTTATACGCCCATGGCTCACTTATACTCCAGGGCCGGTTCAAACTAACCAAGCCCACCAACCGGGCGTATCCGGGCTACCTGGTAGCTGGCGCTGGCCAGATCCCCAAAGAGGTAGCTGATCTGCCACTCAGAAGCTTGGATATGGGTACGCACCAGTACAATTATCAGGAGTATCTGAGCGACAAAATATTTTTTACCGAGCTTGACCCCGCTGGCTTATACGTGCCCGATATTCAGTTTGGTCAGCTGGTGAGTTTTTATAAATTCCGCCCTTGGCACGATGGCGACAAACTGATATTAGAGTTTTCCCGTTCGGGCTTTTCCAGATCCTATCAGATTGACTTCAACGGCGACCTGGCCAGTTCACTGTTTGCCCTGGCTGCTGAATTTAACGCAGATGCGATAGACAAACCCGACCTGGCTCATGCCGTGGGTGGCTGTTTTACTATTATCATTTACGGCACTCCGGCTACGTCAATTAAAATAAAAGCCGGGTCACAGATAGGTCAGGCTTTCGGCTCCTTCGAGGAATATGGTTTTCGCCGGGTATGGGAACGGTATGTGGACCTGGAAAACACCGACAAAGCCGTTTTCCCTATAATTTGCAATCCCGAATTTTACCCTAAAGAAAATACTGTTTTTTCAGGTTTCGTTAATCAGACTGTTGAAGCCGGCTCTGCCCTGGACAGCAATCTTAACCAAGCCTATGGCCCTGGGCCTCATTATGAGCAAAACGACTTTCGTACACGTACGCGTAATGCTCATCTGCCGGCATTGTACCAGAATAAGGTTTTAGAAAGCATTTTTGCTCTAGCTAAGTTGAATGTGAAAAGTGTTTTTGGCACAGATCCAGATCTGGCTAACCTTGTTATCATGTCCAATGTTGCCTTTGATCAGCAGATAGAAGGGCAACCCAAACAACTAGACCCCTGGAATTTGGGCGTGCAGTTTGGCATGATTGAGCAACCTACTGAACGTGTTAGTTACCCTGGTTTTCCCTATCCGGTAGTTCCGTATAAATTGCGCTATGCTGATCATTTGCCTGGCTTGACTGTGGGCGAGTATCTTAATTTTCTCAGACTGCCTTTTAACCTTGGTTTCTTTTTCAGCCAGCGAACGGGCGAAGTAGAAATAATTCCGCTGCGGGATATAATTACGGCTGCTTGTGAATTGGACTGGACCAGTCGGGTAGTACCCAGCTGGGCAGTAGACGCAGAAGACGAGAAAGTGTATGAGCTTAGCTTTAAGATTGATTCGACAGACGCAATTTTTAAGGAAGACCCCATCACTAAGCAAAAAGATTCTCAGCTGGCCGCTTTCACTCTGGCCGCCGCTGATCCGGAGGCGAAGACCGAAAAAATAGAATCTACCCTGGCCATCTGGCCCGACCGGGCAGCTGGTATCCGGATGGTTCCGCACGCGTTGCAGCGGCTTAACAGTGCAAGCCTTTTCGGCGGTGTCAAAACCGATGGTACACCCCGGCTTATGTTCTGGCACGGCCTGGTAAATGACGGATCTGGTAAACCGTATCCGAAAGCATCCAATACCACTGCCAATGGAAAATATTCTCTTCAGTGGGGTGGTGAAAATGGATTGTATAACACCTGGTGGAAAGACTGGCTTGCATTCATCAGGCGCAGTCGGCGAATTGAGATACCGATAACCTTGTATCCGGAAGATTTGAGTAGCCTGAACCTGAAACGCAAAGTACACATTCGCGGAAATGACTATCTTATTGAAAAAGTCGAAATCAGTGTGCCGCTCAGGAGCCCTGGCAAATTGATTGCCTGGCGTGTTTAACCAAATTTGGTTACCTTTTGATACCCAAAGGTATTAATATATGTAAACCAAACGGGGGACAGCGTTCTGAACACGAAGACCAATGGAAAAAGACCCATTATTTGATGCCATCTCCGAAGAAATCCGTGAGACGCGCCGCTTGGCTAACGCCGCTTGGGCCGGGGTAGAAGAAATGCGCCAGGAAAATAAGGAGATCAGAGAGCAGACCCGCGCCATGTGGGAACTGGTAGTGATGACCCGAAACCAGATCAATCGCCCCTGGTGGAAGAAAGTCTTCGGACTCAACTAAACCCGCAATCAATATTATCAGCAGCCCGACACTAGCCGGGCTGCCTACCTGTACGCCTTGGCGTAAAACTATTTTCTGACTATGGAAGAAGATCTAATCCAATTGCGCCGGTTTCTGGATGAAAACCGGCGCGTACTCAACTGGCGTGGTATTGAGATGGAAGCCGATGTGCCTAAGTTTTGTATCAAAAACTTCATGTATAACAACCAGCAGACGGCTATCCGCGCCCATTATCCGGCCATCGCTTTGGTACTCAAGCGAGTAGGTTATCAATAACAAAAATCCCCGTTTCAAACGGGGATTTTTGTTAAAATAGATTGGTCAGAACAGTCCCAGAATTTGCCCTATCAGTCCCAAGAAAAACTCTCTAAAGACCGGTTGAAAAAACCGTCCTACCCTGCCTTTGTCCGGCTGCCGAACTTTCGGCCATGGCCGAAAAAATATCTCCCGACGAACTCAATCAGATACTGAATGAGGAACTAACGTACTGGCGTACGTACGCAATTACCCGCCTGACCGAATCCCTGCTCCGGGCCGGGGTTGTGCTCAGTGGCCAGACGCTCCGGAACATCCGGGCCGAAGTGCTTTCAGCCTCCCAGGGCGGGGCCGCTGGTCTGCTGCTGTATCTTCAGGAATCGGGCCGCATCCAGGAAATGAAAAACATTAGCTACCGGAAATTACCCCCGCAGTCGGCCATCGAAGACTTTGTGCGGAAAATAGGTGTAAGCAATTTTAAGTATGTGCCAGGCTACAAGCCAGGCACTGTGCCCACTGAAAATATTGCCATCCGGCGTATTGCCTGGGGTATCCGTCACGCCAAACGCCGCGAAAACACCACCAAGCCGAAAAAGTGGTTTGCCCGCACCTTCTATTCCAGCCTCAATGTGCTGATTGACAACATCGTAACCCGCTATCAGCAGACAACCGGCCAGGTGATTGGCGGTAGTATCAGCGATGGTATATAACTACAACTATGGCACAGGTAAGACAAGACAACGTTCAGGTTAATCTGAAAATCATGGGTGCTGAAGCCCGCACCGAGCTGGATAACCTGCAAAGAAAAGCGGACCTGGTCAACCAGGAACTGAAGACAATGAAGAAAGGCAGCGAGGAATTCATTGCCAAGCAGAAGGAGCTTAATAAGGTCAATGCCGATATGTCCAAACTCCGTACCGAGTTCGGCCTGGCGGGTATGAGCCTGCAGCAGCTCCAGCGTCATTCAGCCAATTTGGCCCGTGAACTTCGTTCGCTCACGCCTGGTACTGAAAGCTTCATTAACAAGAGCAAGGAGTTTACCGATGTTCAAAAACGCATTTCCGATGTCAACAAGGAGATAAAGGGTGTTGGTGATTCGTTAGGAGAGCCATCTGGAGGCGGCGGTATTCTGGGCAAAATAAAAGGATTAGGCCCGGCTATGCTGGCCGCTTTTTCAGTCGGAGCTGTGATAGAAGCAGGCCGCGCTGTTTTTAATTTTGGTGTTAATGCAGTTAAGGCATATAATAGCTCTGCTCAGGCAGCGGCTCAGTTAGAGGCTACGCTTAAATCCACCGGTCACGCTGCCGGGCTAACCCGGCAGGAAATCGACTCATTGGCCACAGACCGGGCTAAAATAACCTTGTTCGATGACGATGATACGGTTAAAGCAGCTTCGTTGCTGCTTACATTCACTCAAATCAAAAAAGGCGTTTTTGAGGAAGCCTTGCCTGCAATTCAGGATCTGGCCACCAAAATGGGAGGTGATGGTCCGGCCGATCTGAACGGAGCAACCATTCAGGTAGGCAAAGCCCTGAATGATCCAATTGCCGGTATTACGGCCTTGTCCCGGGTGGGCGTTTCATTTACCGAGCAACAAAAAGAGCTGATTAAGCAAATGGTTAAAACCGGCGATGTGGCTGGTGCCCAGAAGCTGATTCTTTCAGAGTTGAAGACCGAATTCGGCGGTTCTGCTGAAGCAGCTGCGAAGGCTGGTACCGGTGGTTTTACGATACTAGCCAATCGTCTGGGTGGTATGCAGGAAGCCATTGGCGGGTTCATTACCAAAGGACTCGAAAAATTGGGAGCGGCCGCTAATGGACTACTTAATAAGCTTGAACCTGTATTTAGTTATCTATATGATCTGATTGCGCCGGTTTTTTCTGCCTTGGGCGGGCTAGCCCGCCAGGTGTACACACTGCTCGACAGTTTGGGTATAATTGACGGAATTATAACGGTTGCCAAAGTAGCCTTTGGCGGGCTGATGCTGGCCATCACTGGCGTAGTGAAAGCTATTGATGGGATTGTAAAGGGCGTTCAACTGATGGTGGCCAGTTTTGAGGGCAACCTTGCAGCGGCCAAGTTTTTCTTTAGTTCCCTTAAGCAAATCGCCCTGAGCGAGCTCGCCGCAGTTGGAGATGTAATAGCTGGTATTTTTTCACTCGACACCGATCGGATACAAAAAGGGTTTGAAAAGGGAAAACGCAAGATAGCCGAATTAGGCGCGGGCATGAGTGATGCATACCGTAAGGCGTTTAATGCCAGTATTGACCGTACCAAAACCAAAGAGCAGGATGAAGCTCCGGAGGGAAATGTTCAGGCAACCGGCTATAATGAGTATGTAGATAAAGAAGCCGAAAAAAAACGTAAAGCCCAGGCCGACAAACTGCGCAAACAACAGGAGAAAGACCAGGCCGATGCGCTCAGACGGATGCAGGATGCTCAGGTGGCCGCTATCAAGGATGATGAAGTACGTGAAGTAGCGGCCGCATCGCTGAAAGCCAACCGGGAAATTGCCGAAATCGAAAAAAGCTTAGCCCGTGATGAAACTAAGCGGCAAGCCACCATTGCACTCCAGGAGCGCCTGGCCAGTGAAGTGGCCGCTATTGAAGAAAAGTACGCCAAAATCAGAGAGGAGCAGCACCTGAAAGAGCAAGAGCAACGCCGTAAACAGATAGAAGCCGAACTGGAAGCACGCCGTAAGGCCCTAATGGCGGAAGCCGATCTGATTTTACTACAGGCGCAGGGGGTAGCTGACCGGCTTGAAGCTAGTCAGAAAAAGAAGTGGTTTTTGACCGGCGCTGACCGTAAGGAATACGAAGCAGCCCAACAGGGATTAATCGATGCCCAGGCTAACCGGCTCAAGGTTCAGAGCCAGATGGAAATTGAAGAGATGGAAAAGACAAATGAAGAGAAAAAGAAAAGTGAGCTAAAGAATTTTATCGGCACAGAAGCAGAAAAGCAAGCTCTTATTCAGGCTTTCGATGATAACCTGGTCAATGATAAAATACTCAAAGAAGCTGATTTAGAAGCGCAGAAAGACGAGCTACGCCGGAAGTATATTGATGAGCAAGCTGAGTATGAAATGGCCAAGAAAGAAGCAATTGCTCAGGCCAGTATCCAATTGCTTCAGGGAGGGCTGCAAGCCATTACTGATTTTACTGCCATCGCAGCCCAGAAAGAAATAGCTCAGGTCAAAAGCGCACAGGACGAAAAAGTCAAAAGTTTAAAATTTGAACTTAACTCTAAACGGCTTAATCAGGAAGAATATCAAGCGGCTGTACAGGTACTTGAAGAACAGCAGGAACGCAAAACGCGCGAGATCAAACGCCGCCAGGCGGCTACCGATAAAGCCGTCCGACTCGGTGAAGCTGTAATCAATACCGCCGTTGCCGTCACAGCGGCCATGGCAAAGCCGGCTATTCCGCCGTTTCCATCTGCCATTGCCGCCGGCATTATGGGTGGCCTGCAAATTGCGAAAATTGCCGCTACTCCGCTCCAGTATTTAAAAGGTGGTGCTATTAACCCAATAGCCGGCGTGCCAAGCGTAGGTCAGACCCACGACAAGGGCGGCATCAAGATGCTAGACGGAGCCACCGGCCAGGTACTTGGAGAATGGGAGCGCGGTGAGCCCTATATGATTTTGTCGCGCAATACGTACTCAAACAACCGGGAAATAGTAGATAGCCTGTTGCATTCAAGCCTGTACCGAAACGGTGCCCCGATTGTGAGCAGCCGGCGCTACGAAGATGGCGGTACTTTCAGTTCCGCGCCTGTGGCCACGCCTGGTCCAGGCACTGCCACCAGTACCGACCAGGCCAGTGATCTGACCGGCTCAATGCTTGCCACTCTGCAAAGTATTGATGCAGGTGTCAAAGCTTTTCCTACTCTACTGAAAGCGTATGTCTCACTCACTGATCTGAATCAGGCCCAGGATCTGAGAAATGAGATAGACACTGAATCGAGTTTTGGATAAATAACAACTTAAATACGTCAGTGAAGATTACCGGTTTCTATGATAAGTTCCTTAGAAAAGTACAACACCAAAATAGCCCATGCCTGCTGCATAGACGATAGGACAAAAAAGAGGGCAGTTCTATAACTGGAATTATGTTAAGAAATTTTTCAAAGAAAAAACTAAAGCCCTTAGCAAGCCAGTTCTGCTCTGGGCCATAGGACAAATACTGGTCTAGTACAATTCTCAACCAAACTTTGGCATGTGCAATACCTGTGATTCTACCATTACCCCATACGCACGCAGGTAGGTTTCGGTCTGTTGGGTTGACTGGTGCCGACAGTGCCGGCTCACTAATAGAATATCAAGCGTCTGCTTGTATAGCTCAATGGCACCGGTGTGCTTGTATCCGTACATCGAGTAGCCATCCAGGCTCAGCTCCTGTAGATAAGGCCGGTGGCGTGTGTAGAAATATTCCACGCCTACCGGCTTTGGTCCCGGCTGCCCTTTGAGAGTAAATACATAATAGTTGGGTGGGTACTCCCGGATTCGCTTTTCGGAAAACCTTTTCTGTAACTCGTGCGGAATGGTTACGTATTCTGCCTTGTTGTTTTTTGCACTCCCCGACTGGATCAGTAATGTATGCTGTCCTATATCACCTACCCTTAGTAGGCGCAGTTCTTCTCGCGGCCTAACAAACAGGTAATAGATGCATTCTATAAACAGCAACAGTTGATCGTCCCCCTTCTCTTTGATTTTTGCCACCAGCTGGCTTATCTGAGCGGTAGTATAAGCCGGGTGTTTGTCTGAATCCTGCTCATTGAGATCCTTTAGCTTCAGGGTTGGATTTTTGAGCGGCAATTCCTGAATAGAAATATAGTAATTGAAAAGAGCTGACAGATCACGCTTGTAATTATTGACTGATCTTGCTACATAATTCTTTTCTATTCGCAGATAGTCTAAAAAGCGTGAGCACCAGTGTACATCGAAATTTTTTAACAGCAGGCGCGGCTCTCCGGCCACCTGGAGATAATCTACCAAGAGATTCATTAAAGTCCGGTTATTCTTATATGTATTTTTCGAGACAATGGCTGTTTTCGGACTGTGCTTTTTCACAAGGGTATGTTCTTCATTACCTGCTAGTGTACCGTTTTTATTATTGAGGTAGTAAGTATATGCCTGCCTAACTGTAAGCGTTCGCAAATCAAACCTGCCCTGTTGTGTACTAGCCTGGCCAGTAACTGCACCCGCCTTTATCAGAGCTTTAATATCATCCAGTGCGGCTAGTGCGGCTGCTTTTCGCCTGGCCAATGTTCTGTGCTTGTTCATGCCCTTATACTGCTTTCGCACGAACCTTTCTTGGTCAGTATCCCATACCCGGTAATCAATATACCATACCTTATTTATATCCCATCCGCCGCTGTAAAGCCTGGGCTTATAATCAGGATCGTATTTTATGCTTTTGCCACTCAT